TAGTTGATACTCCTTTTTGTCAGTTGATTGTTATGCTATTGCGTAGAAGATGTATGTTCCATCAGTAAAATCACCTGTGATCTGAAACCCAGATGATAATGGATCAATGTAATCAGTGTTAGTAACTTGGGCAGCTGTTGAGTTTAGCAATAAGTAAGGATCATTGCCAGAAACTATGCCTCGCACACTATCCCAAATATACCAATCTCCACTTGCGTCAGTACGCTTCAGAATTACAAGCCTAGCTCCTGATGCAAAGCCACAATCTACGTCTGTAGAGCTTCCTGAGTGTGTTACTGAACCAACTTTACTTACACCTGCAACGGTAGCGAACAGGTAGGCTATGAAGGTATAACCTGATCTATTAGTTTCAAAATCACTGCCTAATGTAAATACAGAGCTAGTTGGTCTAGTGTTGTTAAAATAACCACCTGAGAGTCCTGCCGTACTATTTAAGGAAAGAAACTGACCTGCTCCAATATCTTTGTGAGGAACTAACCAATCATACGTTAAAGTCCTAGCTTTAATCCACATCATTTCTGGTACTGCACCAAGGTTATGGCTTACAGTTCTATTGCTTCCTGTGCCTGTGTAACAAACAACGTCAAAATAGCCTGATGCCCTTTTAAAAGACCAACTAACAGTATCACTAGTAGTTCCCCAAAAACTAGTGCTTAAATCTAATGAATTACTTGCCCCATCCCAAAGAGGAGTATCGCCTACATCCGCTTCTGCATTAGTTCCATCTGTCCATAAATATTTTGAGCCTGTTAATCTTGCAAGATTATAGTTATTAGTGCCACCAGTTCTTGTGGTAATATTCATATCAACATCAAAACCAGTATTAAATATATTACTGTTACCGTTACTAGAATAAGTGGCTACATTAAAAACCTTAGTGGCATCTTCTGGTACAGCTAGTGGGCCTCTGCGTATTGCCATGTAGATGTAGTCGTTGCCATTATAGTTACTACCAAAAGAACCACCAAATATTTCAAAACCACTTGCATGTGCTCTTGCACCATAAGAAGAATTAAAACCTGTTTCAGCAGCATTTGTATTAGCTATTAAATACTGAGCAGCTTCTCCCCCTGTTGGCATACCTCTCATAGTGTCTAATATATTCCAATTTTCACCACCATAACTAGGCAAATCAGCTACAGCTTTATAAAAAACAAACTGAGCTTCAAAACCCAAATTAATTACTTGGCTAGATCCATTACCAGTATAACTCCCACACTTAATAATGTCTTGGTCACTATCAGGACCAAACTCACCGTCACCACTGTCGTTGTGTGCGAATAGGTAGGCCACGTAAGTGCCACTTGAGTTGTTTACGTCATTGCCAGTTCCCAATGTAACAGTAGTGGAGCTTACAGCTTCTATTTGACCACTACCACTTACACTTGCGTTTCCTGAATTAAGCTGAAGATTGTTAGGATTATATTGTGTTGCCGACCTATGCCAAACCCACCAATCACCTGTTGAATCCGTCCTCTTTACTATAACCATGCCAGGAGACGAGCCTAAATTATGGGCTATAGTTCTACTAGATCCATTCCCAGAATATGTCACAATATCAAAAAACTTTTTGGCTTTGCGAAATGTCCAACCTACGTATGGATAAGTATTTTGATTAATACGACTTGATGAAGTTAAAGTAAAACCGTTTGTGTTTGGAGTAATCATACTTGCCCCAAAATCAAAACGAGCATTAGCAGTGTTACTTTCAAGAACATACCTAAATGCACCTTGTTCAGTATCTAGTAATTGGTGATCTTGCTCAGTAGGATCAGAGGTTCTCGCCTTTGTCCAAATTAATCCACCTTCTGTAAGATCAATACCATTGGTAATTGTTTGACTTGCATTTGTTCCATTCCACAATTGTGTATTAAACACTTCATCTACATCAAGCCCTGCACTCCCTACACCAGAGGCCGCTGCCGCTACTATTTTACTTACTGACATGCCGCTATCCCATTGCCTGACCTAGTGTGAAGCCGTAGTAATTAGTACCGCCGTCTACCGTAATGAAGGCAAATACGTCTACCCCTGCACTTGTAGCAGTGATTGTGGGTGCTGTGGCGGCGGCCCAGTCTACGCTTGTAGGCCAAGTGATTGTTCTTGCGCTACTGTCTTGCACCACCTTCAAGATAAAAGCTGAAGCTCTACCAGATGCAGCAGGGTTGCTAAACGTGTAGGTTACATTCTCAGAGAGGGTGTGTGTAAACACGTTGCCATCTCTTAGGTTTATTGTAGCTGCGTTTGAGCTAGAGGTTACGACTGTGCTCTCTTCAGTCGTGCCGTTGTCAAACCCAACCACGCCATTAGCATCAGAAGTTACAACCGCGCTTGCATTTGTTAAGCCCAAGGCGTTTGGTAATGCCACCTCATAAGTTGCGCTTGCGCTATGCGGTGGGCTTGCCAGTGTTACGCCGTGGCTGTTGTTCTCACAGTTTAAAACAATCTTGCCTGAGTTTGTGTTGCCTCTGACAACAACTTTACCAGTACCGTTAGGCGCAAGGTCTAAGTCTGCGTTTGAAACTGTAAGTATATCTCCATTTATCGTAACTGTAGTAAACGTACCAGCAGCAGGAGTTGCACCACCGATGACTACACCATCTATTGTACCAGAGTTAATATCTATCCCTGTTACTGGCGTTGTACCATCTAAAAGATCATCAGTTTTATCCCAATTCCCATTTAAATATCCACCCCAGGCATCTTCATCACCGCCTACAGTTGGCTTTTGAAAACTATATGTTGTTGTGTTTGCTGGCATTTTATGCGGCCCTCTCTAAATAATCGGCATCTGTCCACGTTGTGCTTGGGTCAACTACGTCTAGCCATTTAAATCTTGCTGATGAACTAGATGTAAACGTAAAACTTGTTGCACTAGAAAACAATCTTACCCTGTTATACTCTATATTTGTTGAAATTGAAATACTTGCATTTGTTGCGCCTACATTTGATAGAAATCCTTGCGCTGTTGCTGTTAAAGTAATTGCTGTATTAGAAGCAAAATTTCTTGTTACTTTACCGCTTGCTGTGGCTGTAATCGTTACAGTTGTATTTACAGCACCATCATTAATATCTCTGTTTTCACCATAAATAAAAGAACCAAAAGTATTTAAACCATACCCTGGTCTAAATCCAGGTATTACTTCATATTTAACGGCACTAACACTTGCGATACCTTGCAAGCTAATATTTGCACCACCATCAGCTACTCTAACGCTAGTTGGATTAGATGATGTAAGAGTTATGGATGCTGCTGATGCTCCTGACACAACAGTATCAGAACTTGCAGTTGCACTTAAAGCTATTGCTGTAGTAGCAGCGCCCTGAGTGGTTTCAGGCTCTCCATATAATCCAGAATTGTAAACTCCAGAATTATATGTTGATCGTAAAGCCATTATGCCGCCGTTATATCTAAGTCACCTGTTGGTATCCGAAAAACGTCACCATCATTTATTGCTTTAGCCGTAGTCAAAGCAGAGTGAATTATCATATTACCACTTGTTGAGGCATCAATAACTCCAATATGTGTTATTGTACCCCAATTACCACCTGATGCCGCTGGAAATTCTACAGCAGCAGAATTTGTAGCTAAATCATTGGTAACACTAAAAGCTACTGCTGTTCTCGCATATGCGTTTCCAGATACCTCATTTGATAATGAACCTGTATCAGTAGGATCAGCAGTGAATAAACCAACATACCATGCTGTCGGCCTTGTAATGCTACCAGCAGTTAATAAATATTGTAAGGTATGTGTCTCAAAAGCGTTTGTTAAAGACATATTAAACTCCGTAAGATTTGATTAAGTGCATTATACACCATTTTTATATTAATAACTAGATATGATAATTCTGCGACCAGAACCACCATAACGTGTGTCATCTGATGCAACTTGCAAAGAATTTAGAGCGTTCGTATATAAAGCGCCCCAAGTCTGTGTTCGTGCATCATCTAATAAATATGGTGCTGATTGCATCAACGTGCCATATAAATACAAATCTGGTTCATCTTGTAATAACCAGTTAAATGTCGTGGTATCACTCAGTGATGGTATTCTTTCAAAAAAAGCAAGCTGCATTGGAAACTCACCTGATGGTGTAGGAAATACTTCTATTGCATCACCGATCTGAGAATAAAACTGTGGAACACCTACTGCATCACTATTCTGTTCACGTTTTTGCAGCATATCTTCAGGGCCAATATAGTCTAATTTTACCGTAGAAGAATTAGTAATATTAAACCGCATTGTCTCCAACCAACCGTTAGGAACTTGCACATAACGGCTATCTAATGTTGCGTCCATACGTTCAATCATTTTGTAATGTCTTAACTTACGGTTTATATCTGTTTCTGCTAATGAAATAAAATCAGGAATAACAGCAGTTAAATCATCGCGGTTAAGCCAATTAGCTACGGCTGTTTTAAGCTCTGCGTA